AAAGCAATACCTAGCCAGGTGCCAATCTGCGTACCTGTAATCCATGTGCAGGTTTCCGTGTAGGTCAGGGTGCCTTGTGGGATAGCGGCAGTACGGTCAAGATCGTCGCCAACATCATAAAACAACACTTGGTTAGGTATTGGATAGTTGTAATCGAATGTCAGGTCACCAGTACTAGTTACGCCAGTGAACAGGTATTCGGGTATGGCGTAAACATTGTGTGTGCCGTTCAAACTGTGGCCTAAGCCTGCAAGCGTGAACGGCAAACCCAAATTAAGTTCGGGTTCTGTCAATGTTTGGACCACAGCGTAATCGTCTAAACGCTGGTGGAATATGACTTGATAAACAGCCATGGGCGGCTAACCGCCTTTCGACTAAGCCTGGGTGATCTTGCGAATCATTGAAGTGTTGGCCGCAAAAACTGCTGCATAGCCAAACATACTCATTGTTCTAGACACTGTAGATGGGTTTTCAACACTGAGCAATCCGCGATCAGCCCTATATATTTCATAGGCATTGGCATTAAAAATCACCATGGTTTTGGCGGCGAAATTCTTGTCAACGATGATTTGCAAGCCAAGTGGGTTGGCGTTTTGGAAAGCGTTTACGCCACCGGCACCGATGGTGTTGAAAGCGTTGAGCTGTCCGCCTGTGTAACCAAAGATCGGGCGGTTCGTGGTGTCGACTAGCTGCATCATCAAGCCCCAGGTTGCTGGGTCAACAGCAATGTGAGTTGGCAAGAAGTTGGTGGCCGCAACGGTGGTGACTGCACAATCGTAGATTGACTTGAGCAAGTCGGCTACTGACAAGTCCCATACACCGTCACTGGTTGCGCTTGACACAAGGGTGTCACATGCGTAGTTGTCAATTGCCAACAGGTATTGGCCAGCCAAGTCTTGCATGATGATTGCCATGGCGGCTGGGTCTGTGAAGTCAACGGTCTGGTACGAAAGGGTAGTGGCACCAGCAAACGTCTTTTTGGTAACCGTATTTGAGGCGATCACTGAAGTGGTCGCTGACACTGCGTCAAGTTGTGCCGATTGCTCTGCGACAGTCGGGTGGGTTGTCCAAGTCGGGCGTAAAAACGTTGAGCCTGCGCCGCCGCCTGGCATAGCACGGGTACCGACTGCGGTAAGCAACGGTGCGATGTAGTTGATGTCTTGAAACACTGGGCCAAGAATCAAAGCAGGAACAACACCAGCCACATTGCTTGATACAACATCGCCAGCTGCCGCTTCGATGGGCGACTGGTGGAAAGTGCGGTAATCGTTCCAAACTTTGTTGGCGTTAGCGGCTTCAATTCCACCCTTGTGCATGGCGGCCATGAATTCGTGGGCGCTAGGCAAACGTGGTTCACGCTTTGCTGTGGCAAAAATCGGTGCTGTAGGCACTACGGTTTCTTCAACAACTGCAGGGCTAATTTCCATTTTGGGTTCTTCCTTTGGTTCCTCGACTTGTGGCGCTTCCGCCGCTACTTGACTGATCGTAGCACCAGCGAAAGCAGGCGTGGGGACTAGTGACAGCTCTACCCATTCGGCGGCAAGAATGGTCATGTTGCCTTCGTCGTCATATTTAAATTCTGTGGGGTTGACACCAACTGACACGCTGTCGATCACACCGTCAGCTGCAAGCACTAGGGCTTCATCACCAGCACGGGTGTTTGACACTTTGGCTGTGAAGTACATGGCTTCTGGGCTGTCGACACGTTCGGCAACTAAACCAACGGGCTGGGTTGAATCGTGGTACATGTACAGGCGTGGTGCTTTACCGTCAATGGGCAAACTGCCTGGCGCAAACTGCACGGTGGTGCCATCGCTGACAGTGGCAAAAGTGTTGTAAGGAACCGCAATTCCTGTAATGGTGCGGCGTGCTTCACCGTCAGGGCCAGCGGCTTCGACAGCAAATGTGTTTGAAGTAAAACGAATCATTAGGCAAGTTCCTCTTGTGTGTTTTCTTGGGGTTGTTGTTGGGGTTCGTACATTTCTGCACCTTCAGTTTTTAAATAGTCCTCGTAATCCCATTTGACATAGGTTCCACGGGGCAGTTGCTGACTTAAGGCGCTAGTAATTGCTTTGGCGTACATTGACAAGCCGAAAGTCCACAAGTCAGATTTGGCAGAATCGCTGTTTGTGTATGCGTAACTACCTGTTGAAATACCCAACAAATACGGGGGTACATTGCACAAATTAGCGATTTGCTTACTCTGATATTCGGCGGCGTCAATCAACAGCATTTTGTCGGGTGTTGCGTTTGTTTCTGTGTACGTCAAAAATTCGTTAAGAGCTGCAGTCTGATTGCTGGCCCGTGCCTGGTTAAACGCTTCAGCCAACTGGGCAAGTTCAATTGCTGACAACGGTTCGCCACCAGTTTGTTTAAGCACACCTGCCGGTATGGCGCTCGAAGCATTGCGATACCTGGCGTCTTCAAGTTTTAGAGCTGTTGCTATGGTTTGCTCGCTCATAAAGATCATGCCTTGGGTTGGGCTGTAAATTTGCACCACATCGGCTGGGTCTATAGCGCCACCGTTGAAATAGATTTCTTTTGATTTACCAAACCACACTGGCCCGTTTTGGTCGGGTGTCGTAATTGAACCTTGCGGTAAGCGTGTGGCGCTGGCCATGTAACCGTCTTTTGTTCGACTTGTGATGTAGAGAAAGCAACGGCCAAAGAAGAAGAGATCGTCAAAAACCCACGGAAACAGGAAGTTATTTGGCATTTCAGGGTCAAGTTGTTTTAGCCAGGAACGGGGCGCCAACGGCACCGATTCCATTTCTTCACCGTTCCAAATTTCGGTACACATTTTCAGTTCCATGTTGGCAAGAACTGAGGCCATCAGATCACGGCTTCGACTGATAGCGGCAACAGACATTGCACGGTTACGCATTAAGCCAGCCTGGTAAGACCACCAGTCACCAATCAGGTTTGGGCCTGCAACTTGTGAACTGTAATAGGCGCCACCAACTGCAGCTGCTTGCACGGCAGGTTCAGGCTGTGGGCTAATCGCCGCTTTGTTCACTTTGCTACCGCTAAAGATTCCCATGGTCTGTTTTCCTATCGGGGGTGTGTCCCTGCCCTGCCCGACGCAGAGCAGGGACTATTGCAACAATAGCCTGACCTAATGTCACGGTGTCTTTGATACAGCAAACATGGGTTTGCCCACAACTTTGGGCCGTGAACTTTCAGCGATAGCCCAAGCCATGCACCGGCACAGCTCTATTGGGCCTGGCGACTTTTGACTAGACAGAACTACCCCACCGCCCGTTTTTGTTAAAACGGCTCTGTTGACATGTTCAGCCAAAGCCAGTTCGCCACGGTGCCGTACTTTGCCTTCCACAATCATCTTTTGAATCAGGCCCGAATATTTCAGCAGTTCGCCGTACCCGATAACGCTACTTCGACGTTCCAAAGATTTTGGCAAATGCAAATGCAGGGCTGGCGTAATGACCAGACTGGTGGCCGTGTCTGCCATGACCCGTTCTATTTCTTCCCACATTGCGTCTTCGGTATCCACCATGAATTCGACACACACATGGGCTTTGGATTCAAGCACACTTGACCTGACACCCACATACCGCCCATCAGTCAGGTCAGTGTCAACAGCCAACACGCCACCAGGCGGCATAGCAACATCGGTTTTTTGTTTATCCCAAACACCAGGTTGAAGCCAGGCGCCACGGGCCGAAACCCACATGTTTAAATGCGCGCGCAAGAAACTGTCTTTTTTGCTGACTGCCCGTAACGCTTCAACGGTCACTGTCTGCCCCATCGCTGGGTTGGCCATAATCCAATTGGTCTCATTTCTAGGGTCACTGCCAGGCTTCATGCTGTATTCCGCAAAGTAAAGATTGCCAGTACTGTTGTTGTCAATCTCAGAAATGGCGGCTTCTCTAAAGGCTATGAAACAGGCGCTTGATTCATCGCCAGCGGTTGACCAACTAGACAGCAAAGGGTTAGCCCTAGCAATCTGACTGGGCCGTAACGCTTCATCAACTACAGCTGCTGAAATGTTCCACAGTTCGTCAATGACAATTAGGTCATAACTACCGCCGTGCAAGTTTGGAGTTGCAGCTCTAACTTCCCACGTTGACCCATCAGGCATTTTTACAGACTTACGGCCCATAGCGTTGGCGGCTTTCGCCCCAAATTTGTCTACAAGTATTGGAGCGATAAACCCAAAGATTGCTTCGGCACGATCAAGTTTGTTAGCAACCGACAGCACCGCTTGGGGCTTGCCTCGAATGGCCGCAAGTTCAGTAATCCACCAACCGATCATGGCTTGCAAAGCAACAGACTTGCCTTGCTGTCTGGCCGTGGATAC